AAAATTTGGACATTTCATCATAGGTGAAATTTGATCCAGTTTTTAAATAAGAATCAACAGTAAACAAACCAATATTTTGTGGTGATGGAGCAGCTTGATGTTTTAAATATTTGTATTGTACCAACAACGAAGAACCTGTTGGTGAACTATAACCACGCTTTAATTTAATTGTTGCATGGTCGTAATGTGTTTTACGTTGACCATTATCAAACTCATAATTATTAGTTACATCATAAGTTGCATCTGTTAACATCGCAGTTGTTACATTGCCTGTGCCACGAGAATCTGTAATTCGAACAATCTCATAAACATCTGGTACCTGTAAACTAACAACAGTACCAGGAGTTTTTAATTGTTGCATTAGTGCTGCATTATTAAAGAATGTTGCACCAACATCTTGAAAAACGTAACCACCTGTAATAGTCGTTACAGTACCAGTATTACCTGAAGATAATGAATTACCAGCAGTGTCTAAATTATAAGGAACTTTTGCATGTAAATCTGCACCTGTGGTAAGTGGTATCATTTGTTTACCACGAATTGCACCAGATGTTCCATTTTCTGCATTGTTTACTTTTGTTGTAATAATGAAGTCTGCACGAACACCAGCAGTATCAAAATCGACAGTAATGGAGTTATTACTTACAGCAGTAACAGTAAACAAATTATTAGCTAAACTTACAACAGTATTTGGTGCAATACCAGAAGCTGAATTTGATGTTGAATTGTAACGAATAAAGCAAATAATATTATTTAAAATTTGTGAATCGTTAAGAACACCTGGCGAACCTGCAAATGCAAAAGTATCTGTACCAGTTGTTGAAATTGTTAATGAACCCCCACCGTCAGCAAGTTTATCAGAGTAAACTTTTCTAGCATAAAAATCCAAATTATTAATTGAACCAGCTTTAATAGATTCAAAAGGAGTATCAAATATTAAACTTGTTTTTGATGGTTCAGTAATGTAGGCATCACCAGTTGCAACATCTTTAGAACTACTGTGAACATTGGCTGCAAAAGATAAAGATGATCCAGATTTTACTGAAATTGATTCTGCCACTTTGAAGTCTGATTCGATAGAATAAGTATTTGAAGCAGGTATAAATGGTAACGCTTGAGAAAGTGTAATTGTTTGAGCTACACTATTAGATTCTCTGATTAAAATTGGTGCCAAAAATAGTCCTGCACCATCAGTAATTCTAAAGTACATATTAGCATAACAATTTGCTTGTGCTGTCGTTGAGAAAGAAGATTCCAATTCAATAACAGTATTTGTGGATCCAGAACTTGGTATAGTACCAATAATTGGTGTTGAGGTTACATCAAAAACATTTACATAAAAAGAATGTGAAGTGCCTACATCAGAGGCAAAAGATGTATTATATTTCATCATATCGGCACGGAGTGTACCAATTTTTGTCGAATTATATTCGTTAGATGAAGCTGGATTAATTGTATTAAAACTTGTACAATGTATATCAAGTTTTGGAAAGCTGGATATATCTAATGTGCCATAAGTATTAGCTACAACAATGTAACTAGAATAATTTGTTGGTAGATCATAATCAGATACATTGGCTGTAGTTCTTGCTCTAGGTATAGTTATACGAGTAGGTGCAATCGTTTGAACTTCGTAACCGCCAACATAGGCTTTACCTGGATCTAACACAGCTGTAAATGAATCTGCAATTAAATTATTGTTTGCATCGTAAGCTTCTTCTTCAAGCGATAACACAAAAGGATCAACAGTATAATTACCTGATTCTTCAAATGTTCTACGTGCAAGTGTTTTTTCAATTTCACTATAAACCGGATAATTAATTTCTTTTGTTTTAACACCATTGACAATTCTAATAACTTCAAAGAAAGAAGATTCATCGGTGGAATCTAATGTTCTTTTTGACAGTCTAGTTGCAATTTCAAATCGAGCAGCACCAGGAGCTTGATAATTAAAGGCACCTTGAGCAGGATCTAATAGTGAAGTATCATCAACCTCATCTATAATATTTTCTTCAAATTCAATACCAATTTTATATGAAGGTTGAGTGTTTATTGTTGTTGCATTGTAACCTATACGATAAAACAGTTCTAGTACTAGAAATTGTGGAACAACTTTTACAAAATTACCTTTAAAGTAATAAACACCTTCCTGAATACTAGCAACATAGGATCGTCCTACGGCTGAAGTATCTTTTGCTTGAGCAAATATATTTTGCCCAAAAATTTTGATTTCATCATTTTCAGAAAATGTATCTGAACTTAAATACTTTAAAATTAAAATTGGATTTGTTGTACTATCATCAATTGCAATTACTTTAGCACGAACATTTTTACCAGAATTGTAACTTATAATAGTCTTATCGGTAAATTGAGTAACATCAATATCTTCATTATTATATTGAGTATTTAATATTAAGTAAAAGGCACGATCATCTAAAGAGATTTTACCACCAACAATTGGACTACCACTTTTGAAAATGTGGTTGCCAAATTTTTCAATTTGGCTTGATAAGATTGTTTGTAATTGAGTTAATTCACGGGCTTGAACAGAATATCCAGGCCTGAAAAGAACTCGCATGTAATTCTTATCTTCGTCAAAATCATCATAGTATGGATCGTAATTAAAAAAAGTAGTCATTTATTCCTCTAGAAACTTAAAATGAATCGTATTCTATCTATTTGGTCTGCATCTCTTGTAATAGGTGTTTTATCTGAAACATATAAAATTTTACCCGAATATAATTCTAGTGATGGATCAGTTTTATTTATGGCTACTCGGATAGAGCCACTCGATTGTCCTTTAATAGGTTCATTTGTGGCCAATGTACCATTTACATTATTAACATAAAGTAAATTATTGGTTTCATCAAATGAAATTACTTCTGCACTAAACGTTGATGATGCATAATCAACACCTTGAAAAACTATTTCATCATTATTATAATTGCCTACACCAGCTGAAGTTTTAATTTTTGTATATAAAGTATACAATTCATCTGATGCTAAAGTTGTTGTTCCATATTCATATGGATTTTTTATAATTACAACTTCACGATATTCGTTTTCTGTAGGAAAAACACCAGATTCACTACCATCAAAATCAACATTAAATATGATGGTGTTGGCATAAAGTTCTTCTACTGGATCGTAGCCGTGTCCGTTTTGTGGTGAAAGAATAACTTCAGCCGCAGCTGAGGTTCCAATACCACCAGCAACATCTCTAAAAGTCAAATTTGCTTTGGTGTAATCCGAACCTCTATTCTGAATCGTAACACCTGCAATTTTACCATTGGCCACATTGGCTTTTAAAATTGCTCCAGTACCATCACCTGTAATTGTGATTATGTCTTGCGATGAACCATCAGTATAATTATTTCCAGTATTTGTAACTCGTACTATATCTATACTTCTATTTACAGCAGCCGCTCTAACAAATCGATTGTATAAAACAGGTAAATAATCATTTGTTAAGAACTTTTGTTTTTGTTGAGCAGTTAAAGTGTACATATATTTCCACTTATAACCATCAGCAGTTAAAAAGAAAGGTTCTTCTAAAGATGTAGAAGATAAAGATAATTGTGGTTCACTAGTCGATGCAGCTGCATTGTTATTCCATAAACATTTAAAAACTTGATCTTTAGAGTTTAAAACATAAAAATTTGTACCAGCTGGACATACTGTACAACCAGCAAATCTATAAACTGTACCTGTTGTCCAATTTACTCTAGGTACAACAAAAGATGCATTTTCTTGTGATATTCTTTTTGCAACCATTCCACGATCATAATAGGTATTCAAATCTCTAATAGCTTGACCTGGTGTTGGAGCAATTTCAGTACCAGTATTCCAAACAGTTTCTTTTCCCAAAGACACAAACATGTAAGATTTTCTATTTGCTGGAAGGTATGAATTTGCACTCACATCTAGTAAATCATAGATGCTTTGTGCCAATAGTGTGGAAAATTGGAAAGTCAGTAAGGAAGCCATAGTTCTATTTATTCAACTTTTTGAAGGATTGTGGTGACTAAGTTTGCGGTAGTTGTAAATGATCCAGAAACCAAAATGGTATTGGCATTAACAAATGTAACGGTTCTTATATCGTCAAATACCACATTGATTGTTTGGTTATTTGCAGTAACATTGATAGTATTTTGTGTCATCAAACTGGTGGTGTTTGTAACATAGGTTACAGTTTCAGTATTTCCACTTGAAATAAAAATGGTATCACCATCTTGTACATCATTAATGAAGGTTGTTAAGTTACCTGTAACCACATTTGATGTGGACGCCACATTTACTGTACCATTAACTCGTTTAGATAAGGTTGTAAGAATAACCATATCACCAACATTTACGGTATTTGCAAGATTAGGTGACGCTCCTGTAGCAACCATATTGTTCGAACCACTTCGAATGTTGAAGGTATTTGCAAGTTCGGTTTTAATAATGTTGATTGTGGTTAGTGATGTATTTGCTACATCCTCAGTATGAGAATTTATTCGGTTAACAAATGTTTTGGTTCCTAATGGATGTACAATTTCATTCAATGATTTCTTAAATTTGTTGTAATCATTTTCCGTTTGAATTTGATATGAGAAATTGTGGTATTTTGTACCATCTTGTATTTTTTTGTCGGAACTAGGTTGGCCATCCGTATTCAAATAAATTCCAGGATAACGAATCAAACCATTTTCAAATCTGGCAGTTGCTTTTGCTTTGCCATCTCCATAATATAATACAGAATTAACATTTGCTTTTACGGCATTATCGGCCGATGAAATCTGTATTTGATTATTAAGAGTGCCTTTATAATTAAAGATACGCAAAAGTCCACTTGAGGGAGTAAATTTCTCAACAAAAGCTGTAAATGTGGCATTACTACTTGAATTTCCTTGATAAATTATAGTATTGGAAACAAATAATTGTCCTGAAGTAACATTTGATACGGTCAAATCCGCATTTCTTAAAGATATTGTTGGAGCGCTAACATAGTCATAACCAAAACTAGAAATTCTGAGAGATGAAATAGATCCAATTTTTGTTGTAAATAAACTAACATCAACACCTTCACCTAAAATTTCAGTTACAGAAAGAACTGCATTTGAACCACTTGCTGTATTAACAGTAATCGTTGGTAAATTTGTTTGTGAATAACCTTCACCACCTTTAATTAAAGAACCATTGTCATTAAATGTGACGGTTTTGATGCCATTATTTCCAGCATGAAGTTGCGTAATTGAGGCATTTGCACCATAGCCAGAAGATCCTGTGAACACCAAGTATTCACCAACATTGTAATTTGATCCACCATTAGTGATTCGAATTCTGCCTAAAGAACCAACTTCATTAATTGGCCTTCTAAATATTTTATAAACATCTACAGCACCAACATCATTTTCAAAATTATCACCTTCTAATGTGATTGTATTTGTTGTTACTGATTCTATATTCCTAATTTCTTCAAATTTATTAGGAGAATTTAAACGAACTGTATCACCAGCTTCAAAAGAAACGGTTAAATTTTGCGAACTATCATTTATAGTTTTTGTTCCTTTTAATAAGGATGTAGATGAAATAATTAGTGAGTCAGCTATGTCTTCCAAATAATAACTATAAAATTTAGCTAAAGGTAAAGACTTATAACCACCACCAGATCCATCTGTTGTAACATAAGAAATTGGGAATACATTTAGTGTTTGGGTTGTAGTAATAAAACTAATTTGGCAATTTTCAATATTTGCGGTATTTGCTGCACCATCTAATGTTAAAGTATGAATGGTCTCAATTGCAACATTGCTTACATTGACTAGTCTTTGTGTATTTGTATCTACAAGAGAAATAGTTGCTTTAGATTCTTGACCTAAAACCGAATCTTTAAAACCACCAACAAAATCAATTAATGAACTATTTACAATGTCTGGTGATCGGAATCCAAACCCTCCATCATTAACAGCCACTTGAATGATCGATCCTTTTGTAACTGATCCTACAGTAGCAATAGCACCAACAGGTGTTTGATTGACTGGTGGAGTTGGATTTAGTCCTCCAACAATTGAAACCGGATCACCATCATAACCTATTGTTGGATCATATGCATTATAAAATAAACCTCTAAATTCAGGATTAATTTTAATTTCAGACAATGATCCAATCAAACGACCACTTACTGAAATTGGCGTTCCATTGGAAATATATGTGGCAGAAATTGTTTCTCCCGTTTGAAATAGTTTCTTAACATTTGAAACAAACATTTCAACATATTGAATACCTAATTGTCGATCAATTGATCTTGTGACACTTTCGACAATTGCTGTAGACTTTGATAAATCTCCAGTAACTTTTACGCCAACCAAATTAAAAATATTATTATCGCTGGTATCAACACGCAAAGACAATGGTAAAACCCATTTACCGTCCGAAGCAATTAATATTTCTTCTTTAGGATAATAAATTTCAATATCTTCATTATAAAAAATTCGAAATAGAAACTTAACGGATTGAGGAGTACCTTTTGCTCGGTAATATTGATTAATAAATTTTAAAAGAGTTGCTTTGTCTGATATAATTTCTTCAGGAAAATATGGTGCAAGTTCTTGTTTAATTAATTCAATATATGTGTTTGTTGCTAAATCCAAAT